AGATATGCATCCAAATCCCTCAACGTGGACACGAACTGAGAACAACAATTATGCTGATATAGAATTTGTAAAATCAGGATATGAAGCACAGTACAATTTGTTCGTGGGTGAATATAACAGCAGAATGCGAGATTTAACCACGAATCAAGTGTGGATGAAACCTCAGAACTTTCCACAGGAACTGTCATTGTATAGTCCGGATAATATAATTACTATGGAAAATCCTGAACTTTCATATAAGTAATTTATAAGTAATTTATAAGTAATTTATAAGTAATACGGTTATTATGGACTTTATACATTCTTTATTAATTGGGTTAATTAGTGGATTAATCATTGTTCCATTATATGCAAAATATATTGGAAATAATGGTAATATAGATTATTTTATAGGACTAATTATTGCAATTTTTGTAACTGAAATTATTGTTTATTTCTGTTAGTGTAACGCAAAGTATATTAAAATGTAGAGACAACATTGTTTGCTCGCGGAAATGAAAAACTTGCTGAATTGGATTCCGCGATCCTACTCTCGCATCAACACAGTAATGTTCTACAATAACACATTGAAGGTTTCAATGAGTTTTGTAGAGCATTTATTCTTTTAAATTCTTTTAAATTCTTTTAAATTATTATTTATTTTTTATTTCAGACTATTCAGTTTTTGTTTATATAAGGTTTGCGAAACATTATTATATAATGTCATTGCAGGAACTTCGTAATTTAACTGATGTGCTTCTCACGAAGGATGAGGAAATCGTTCGCGCGAAAAGAGAATGGGAAGCAACATTCGATAGTGTTCCTGATCTTATTATTATTTTTAATAATGATTTGATAATAACAAATGTAAATAAATCATTTTGTAATGACGTTGGGATTAAAAAGGAAGAGATAATTGGTAAACATTATCAGGATCTTTTTTATAATGAGTGTTCTGATACTAATGATAATTGTTTTAGATATATAAGTAATTTAACCGGGTGGTATCAAATTGCAGTTAGTAAATTATATGATCATGATAATAATGTCATAGGATCTGTTCATATTTTACATGATATTACAAAGATAAAAGAAGCTGAACTTGAGTTAATAAAAAAGAATGAAGAAATGGAAGAGATGTCAAGGGATCTTGCTGATAGAATACGTCGAATAGAAAAGTTTCTATGTGAGTTCCGCGCCAAATACGAAAATACAATAAAATATATGGTGGAAGAATGACAGTTACTAAAGAATCGAATGGAACATCGATTGCGAATCAGTCATGGCGCGATTGGGCACAGATGTGTTTACGAGAACTCGATACAATAGAAAAAAAAATTGACTCTATAGAAACTAAGGTTGACTCATTATCAGATACAGTTAACGACATTGTAAAAGAACGTATGCTCGAAGATCATAGACACGATTTAGCTATCCAGAGCTTAGAGATACGAGTGGGAATGATTGCTGCAGGAGCTGGTATCGCTGTTCCTCTATTGATAGAACTTGTAAAATGGATTATAACAAAGTGATAATACAGTAACAATAAAATAACAAAACTAGTGATAAACAATGGATGATATTAAATTAACAAGAGCCGATTTAATAAAAATTATATTAATTGGTATAATTGGTGGAGTGGTTGGATCATTTATTTCTTTATTAATTCGCTATTTAATTAATCTATCGGGAATAATGCCGGGATTTTAAAAGTTCAATATAATACATAAACTTTAATTGTTTTGGATACAGACTATTAAGAATGAGTCACAATGGGAGTGTTCAATGTACAACATGTAATCATCCTCGATCAGAAGAAATAAACAAGGATCTATATGAAAGAAAACTAAAGTTAGTTGAAATATGTGCAAAATATGGTGATTATGTTAGCGCATGTGCTCTTTCTAATCATCGCTCAAATCACATGAAAAATTATGTTCCTAAAAAACCTATTCTTACAAATAATCAGATAACTATTGGTGTATTTGGAGATGAATCTATAAAACAGCGAAGTAATACGAAAATAAACGATTGTGTTACTCATGTTTCCCGTCCAGTAATTAATGTACCCAATGCACCCAATCCACTTAATCCACTCAATATACCTATTTGTGCATCTTCTGAAAAGAAGTCAATCGATGATCTTATAATAGAGACGAAAGTTAAACAAATAGTATTAATAACTTTAAAAGAACTTGGAATATGTCAGTGAGATTAATATGTCAATATTTAAAAAAATAACAGATTATATAAATCATTTCTTATTTAAAGATAAGAAAGTTCTTACAATCAGAGTTTACGACAAAACGATATCCATTATGTATTATGATGGTAAAGAAACCAAAGACAGTAGAATCATTTGTAAAAATGTAGGATATAATATAGAAACAAAACAAGATCCTGATAATAAAGACCATTACATTCACATTGAAATGTATGGAGTCACATCATCTGAATTACAGAGAGGTGAATATTGAACCTCAATACCATATATTGCGGAGATGCGCTATCAGTCTTAAAAACATTTCCCGATAATAGTATAGATTGTGTAGTTACCTCGCCTCCATATTATAACTTAAGATCGTATTTACCAGAAGATCATCCTGATAAAGAAAAAGAGATTGGTTTCGGTGGATCTCCTGAAGAATATGTAGAATCGCTTGTCACTATATTTCAGGAAGTAAAGAGAGTTTTGTCTTTAAATGGAATTTGTTACTTAAATATTGGAGATTCGTATGCATCGAACGGGATTTACATCGGAAAGTACAAGGATACTCATCCAGATCACAAAGATCTTCACATGGATCATTCTGAACGATATCCTCAGAAAGTTAAGGGATTTCGCGGAGGAAAGTACAATATTAAAAAGAAAGATCTCATGCTTATACCTCATCGAGTAGCAATTGCGTTATGTGATAATGGATGGTATATTCGTTCAGATATAATATATTCGAAAAAAAATTCGATGCCATCCAGTGTTAAAGATCGCCCGGTTTCATCAAAAGAGTATGTATTTCTATTAACTAAAACTCCTAATTATTATTGGGATTGGGAATCGATATCAACAGAACCGGCAGATTCTACACAGGCGGATAAAAGACCAAAGGGAGTGTTAAGGCAGCGTCAAAATGAAAATTCTAAATATCATGAAAACTGTGATCCCACTATCGCTGCGCAATTTCGTAAGCAAGATAACGTGGGTAGATCTGATTATACTGGTTTTAATGATCGGTATACCCCTGTTGATAAAGTACGAAGACGAGATGTTTGGGCACTGACTGTTCCGGGAAGTAAAATAAAACACTTTGCAATGTTTAATCCTCAATTAGTTGATTTATGTATCAGATCTGGTTGTCCGGAAAATGGTATCGTGTTAGACCCGTTTATGGGAGCTGGAAGTGTTGCATTAGTCTCCAGATCGTTAAATCGAAATTACATTGGTATAGAATTGAATCCAGAGTATGTGAAAACTGCTGAAGATTATCTTGACAATTGGAGATATGATGTCGATTCTAAAAAGGTTGTTTCATCAAAAAACAAGTGATATAGGTAATAATATGAAGTATAAAATAACATATGAAGTAATTAGGGAAGTTGACTCTGAAGATCCTTTCCCAAAAGAAATATTAGGTAAAAATTTACTCGAATCTAAAAAGTCAGGAACCATTCCAAACTGGTTAGTTACCGGCGAAAGTTTGATAAGTATAAAGGTTAAATCAGCAAAGGTTATAAAATAAATGCTCATGAAGTGCAGTAAATGTCAAGAAAACATTGAAGTGTCCGATGATGCATATTTTCTGTATAAACGTGCAATAGACCATGAACCGATGTATGGTGGATCGTGGTTACGTGTACATCCATTAACTTGTTTTTGTGGAGGAATTTTACGTGACATTTCAGAACATTGAAGTTGTAGCAAAGATTTCACCTTATTTTCCATCCCGATACGAAGTCCTTCAAGTTTCCGAAACTGGCAGTTTCATGTGGCAGATGCAAAACTTCATACCCGACGATCATGGCACCTCCGATCACGATTTAGTGGTCATTTATCGGGCATCAACCAAGGACATTCTCAAAGGTCGTACAATTAATCCTACACTCCCTTGCAAGCACCATATCATGATAGACAATCAGGAGTACGACTTTAGTTACCTTGAGATTGGACACTTTTGTCATCAGTTGAAAAAAGGCAATGTTAACATAATATGGGCACTTTTATCACCAATTATAATATATAGGAAACCAGCAGTAACAGTATTGCGTGATATTATTCAACAGATTCATACATCTGATATAGTTGCATCTGGCGTAGGTATGACGATTTCCCAATTAAAAGATGCAACAAAACGAGCAGATGTCCGATCTCCTGAAAAATCATTAAAAACTGCTTATAGAACTTCTCAATTTGTATTTAATCATCTAAACACCGGAAAGTGGCAATTTGATCCGGTTACATGGACCGTTACAGAAGCCGATGTGATGGATCTCATTGATAATATTAAAACACTTGAATTAAATGGAAATTACGAACCAATGCCTATTGATTCAATCGAACAGTGGATTTACCAACTTCGCGTAGTAGATATTTAATAAACCTAACATTTTTTTAATTGAAATTAAACAGTAACATTTAACAAGTGGTTGATTTTATCTATTTGTAATGATCGACATACCCACTGATGTAGATGATAATAACACTAAAGAAATAGAAGCATATTTTAATCTATTTAAAGAAATATTACCAATGGGGAACTGGCGGGTAATATTAGAATTGGTAAACTCTCATGATTTATCACATTACATTAAGTCTCCAGATGCTTATGGTGCATGTAATAAAAATAGAAATACAATGTATGCAACCATTTACATCAATGAAGATAAACCACGAGTAGATGAGTATGGAGAGACATGGGAATTCACTTTACTTCATGAAATGCTTCACTTAGTAATTGATGATTTTATGGAATATATAGAGATGAAGAGTCCCGAAATACAAGAAGACACTTTCTTTCAGATCAAAAAGGAAAGGCTGATTAATTTACTTTCGTATTCATTTTTTGCTGCGCTAACCACTAACATCAACGAACAAGAAGTTGATTCTTTAGCCGAAGTTAATAGATTTTAATGTATGACATCGGCTTAACACCAAAACTTTTTTATACTATTTTAGCGCACCTTATAGTGTAACAACACGATACAATGAGTGTATAGTCAATTGGAAACGACAATTGGTTTAGAGCCAATGATTAGTTCTGTACAGGTTCGATCCCTGTTACACTCATTTAATTGCTGTTAAATGTGGTAAACAATAGGTTGGGTTGACAAGGGTTACTTCATAAATCCTGAAAATTTAAACGAAACTGACCTTTCTAAACAATTGGTCTTTAACACCTGAGTCAAATGATCTCCTGTTGTGAAATCGAGATCGGAAAATTGCGAAGTATTATTGGCAATCCGGAAATAGACGGATAAAACGAAATTTTCGTTTTAAATTATGAGTGAGTGTCCCTAGCTTGGTATGGGGCCTGATTAAGACTCAGGTGTTAGTCCTCGCATGTTCAAATCATGCCTCACTCATTAAGCAGGTTGGGTTGTTGAGAGTTACTTCAATTGATTTGAAATCGATAGCCGGGAAAGGAGGGATGAAATTATAATGCCCGGATTTGTGACGAAATGTCATATTCCACTCCAAAACTCAAAGCAATTGATCTCCTGTTTGGAAAGTTAAGTTCAGTTAAAAGTTCAGTTAGTGTAAAGGTATCATATTGGCATAAAAAAGACTCTAATCGACTGATCTCCCACGAAGCCCTTTGATTCGTTACCAAATTTGTTTTAGTGGGTTGGGTAGATGTGAGATACTTCATATACAGGGGCCGATGATGGTGGTTCGATTCCACCACTGAACATTTGATAGGTTGGGTAGTAAAGGGTTACTTCAAGGTTTAGTCCCGATACAGATTGATCTCCTATCAGTAAAGCTTCCCAGTATAGCCATCAGAAAATCTCAAAAGGATAATTAAAGTTCGATTCGATATAGAGATCATTTGCTTTATGCAAAGTGGAGTAGTAAAATACTCCATTTTCATAATGGTAGTTTAGCATATTGGATATGTACCTGCCTGCAGAGCAGAGGAAGCAAGTTCGACTCTTGCAACTACCTTGTGATTGTAGCGTAATGGGTTAGCGTAACTGACTGTGACTCAGTTGGATTGGGTTCGATTCCCAACTATCACATTTTATGAAGTTCAGAAGTGGTGTAAGATATAACGTCGATTCCAGAGACTGGAAATGTGAATTTGCAAAAGATACAAAAGTAGATCGATATCCAACTAAAATGATTATGGATACAGGTCGCTATACTCATAGATGGGAAGGATATACAGACACCATATGGTTGATAAAATGACAGTTTATGAAAATGTATCAATTTGGATAGATAAACAGGGATTTATCAAAACTCCTGATGGAAAACTTGGTCAGTACACTTACAACATCGATCATCTCAATCCAAAAGATAAAGATATGAAAGGTCTTCAGTTTGTCGCAGATAATAACAAAGCGACAATTTACCTCATTCGTGAATTCATTGCTGTAGATGCCGATTACCGAGAAGAGCATCCTCGCAAAGTAGATCCCAAGGATTGGTATCTTCTGGAAATAAAACCACAGTAATTTTTAAGCTCCAGTAGTGTAAAGGTAATCATCGGTGATTCTCAGTCACTGAATCTGGGTTCAATTCCCAGCTGGAGTATTTGTGATACATTATGAAACTTTCAGAAGCATTAATCAAACGAGCAGATCTTCAGAAAAGATATGCTGAACTAAAGAATCGAATTCTGAATAATGTCCAAGTACAAGAAGGAGATACACCATCCGAAGATCCAGAAGTATTAATTGAAGAAGCATGTAGTGTGTTGTTTGATCTCAAAATGTATATTCAGATGATTAACAAGACCAATTCGCGAACAATTATGAATGATGGATCGACTATCACAAATGCAATCGCAATGCGGGATGCTCTTAAGTTAAAGCACGAATTATATTCATCAATTGCCTCATCAGCAACTATAACTCCGCGATTCTCACGATCTGAGATCAAAGCAACAAGTGTAATCGATGTAAATAAATATCGAACACTCGCAGATGATACCGCAAAATCCTTCAGATTTTTGGATACCGAAATCCAGACAATGAATTGGAATACTGAATTAATCGAAAATTAACCAAAATCAAGTACAAGTTTGGTAGTTTGTAACACAAAGTGATTGCACACAAATATTACAAATGGATATATATGCGAACGAAGGAACCAAGTAGCAAATTTACAAATCAGTTCCATATTGTTACCTGTGTAAAGTGCATCAATTAATGTTATTACCGGTGCTTTAGTTATGTTACAAACGAGGGTGGGTAAGGGGAACTTGTTAAGGAATGTGCCCAAGCTTGGTAAGGGGATCGGCTCAAACCCGATTGTGCAGACCTCATGGGTTCAAATCCCTTCATTCCTATAAATTGTGAAAATATGATAAGACGATGCATTGTGCAATATGTGAAGAAGTGTCCAATTCATCATGAAAATGATGTTAGTTTAGCAGATTATTGTGCTGATTGCGGATATAACAAAGGTATAAAATCACATTACATTTATTGTTCTTTTGGAGATAATGATGATAATGATTAAATTAATTTTTAGGTGAATCATGGTTAAAGTATTTTATCATAATGATCCGGACGGTTGGTGTTCGGCGTATTGGGTTCGTAAACATCTTGAATCTGAAGGTATTCCATTTACAAATGAAGATTTCATTGAAATGAATTATGATAAGAAGTTTCCAATGAATAAAGTGCAATGTGGAGAAAAAGTATTCATGGTCGATTTCTGTCTGAACGATCCAGATGATATGTTGGCACTTGCCACAAATACTGATTTTACATGGATCGATCATCACAAGACCGCCATTGACAAGATGGAACCTTTATTTGGAAGTAAACCCGGAAGCAATTGCAAACCGGTAATGGGCATTCGGTATGATAGTATTGCTGCTTGCGCATTAACGTGGGCGTATTTCTTTGGTAATAAAGATGATGCAACCTATATGTATGATGCGCCGTTATTCACACAGTATATCCATCTCTGGGATACTTGGGCATGGAAAAATCATCCAGAGAAATCCAACATAGAGGCATTCATAATCGGACTGCAGGCAATTGATACTCATCCAGTAACGGGTAAATGGGATATATTTGACAGGGATCATTCGATTCAAGATATAATCGATAGTGGTAAATCTATGATATATTTCCGTGATGGGTATGCAGAAGGATTATGCGATAGTATAGGAAAGGTCATTGAGTTTGAGGGATACAAGTGTTTTGTGTGTAACATGCCACACTGTAATTCTGAGTGGTTCATAACAGATCCATTACTTAACTATGACATTATGATGCCATTTTACTACAACCTGCAAACTGAACAGTTTTGTTTTAGTTTGTATTCAGATAAAGTGGACGTTAGTAAAATAGCGGTTAAATACGGTGGAGGAGGACATTGCGGAGCTTCTGGCTTTCAATGTAGAAACTTACCTTTCTGAAATAGAAATATTTTTACGGTAATTTAATAATGACACGTATAAATGTATGTTCGGAATGCAAAACCGAAGTTAAAAAACCATTTTATGTAAATGTTATACAAAATAAACATGGCTTACCTGATTTTCATTATTTTTATCAATGTCCAAAGTGTAAACGAGTCTTTGTAGAAGTAAATTAGAATGTAAACCCCAAATTATTTATAATTTGGAAAACAACACTTAATGCACATTTGCCAATTTAGCATATGTTGGTTTATGCACTCGGCCTGTATTTCAAATGTTCACAAAAAGTGAACAGATAGTAAAAAGTGAACAGGATACCGAGAGATCAGGGGTTCGATTCCCTTAATTGGCTCTCTGCCTTGGTCTAGCAGCAAGGATGATTGACTTTCTATCAATCTGCGTGGGTGCAATTCCCGCAGGCAGAATAAACGATATTGAACGATAACTATTTTAAGCCGAAGTGCGTATATAATTATATGTCACGGCTTGATGCACGTATGCAGATTTTTGCTGATAGATTAACTGATGCACTTGGTTTAAAGAAAGGAACTCTTATTAAAGATAAAGATATCCAAAAGATTGCAACTGCAACCATGGGTCAGCAGATAACGATTAATAACAAAACGATTGCAATTGCACCAGTTATGATTTTTCAGGCAAACAAAATCATGGAATGGAATAAAGAACATAAATTTACTAAGTAAATTTACTAATTACATTATTTGGAACAGTTTATATATTTTCGTTTCAAATATATGTTAACATGTTTCAGTACATTAGATTATTTTTATTCTTACAGTTTCTTGATTTAGTTACCACATATGCTGATATCACATATGTTATCGGTGCATCTGAAGGAAATACATTATGGTCATATTTACTATCGTATATGCCAATTAATATGTACATTATGATGATTATAGGTAAATTTGTAGGAATAGTTATGCTATTAACATGCCTTTATATACTAACTATAATCTCAACAAATAAGATTTACAAAACCCTGAATACAGTAATATTAGCAATGTGTACATTCGTAGTAATTAATAATGTAGCCATATTACTCACATATTTCCAATAATTTTATATTTAATAACGATTCAACTATTATGGGGCGTTTAGCATAGCTGGTTAATGCACTCGGCTCATACCCGAGAGATCATCGGTTCGAACCCGGTATCGCCCATTCGCCTGTAGCCTATAGGACTAAGGCACCTGACTTCTAAGTTTATACGAAGATATCAGGATGAGGCGGGTTCAATTCCCGTCAGGCGAGTAATGCAGTAGAAATTACCCGGTGTTATATGGATTTATACAGAACGAGGATCTTATATGAAATACGAAGACGGTGTATTTCCAATTGATTATGAATGGTATGATCGTATATACGATTCTCTTTTTCAGGAGTGGTTATTTTATGAACTTTATGTTATGGTGCTCGGTTTACCATGCAATCTAGAATAACCGGAAATACATTAATTGTAGCCGGACCTCGTAACTTTTTTGATCGTGAAGTAATTATTGACAATTTAATCAATGCAATATGCAAAGTTAAACCCACCAAGATTATTACTGGAAATGCAACCGGTGTAGATCAAATTACTGCTGAATATTGCCATGGTTTAACCGAAATAGAATTTGAAGTGTTTCCTGCAAATTGGGACAAATACGGTAGATCAGCTGGTCCACGTCGCAATTATTTCATGGCAATGCAAGCAACTCACCTAATAGCCTTTACAAATGGATCACCCGGAACAAGCAACATGATTTATTTTGCAAAACGTCATGATTTAGAAATTATCTTGGTAAATATATAAAATAAATTTATATACTTTGCCCAGAAATCTCCATGAAAATTAACTTTTTAAATAATTAACAAATAATAGTTAACAAATCCATTAAATACTTTTAAGCCGAAGTATAATGAATGGGAAGAACGTGGCCAGAAGAAGATAAGAAAAAGTTAAGTGACCTGTACTTAATAGATAGATTGTTTGCACCAGAAATCGCTAAAATAATGGGTCGCGGTGTCGGAGCAGTTCGTATGAAAATTACAGCAATGAATTTGTCCGGAGGTGGATTATGATTAAAAAACCAATGTTGTCGGTAAATGCAGAATTAGATAAAATAAGATACCCAGTACTTGGCACTCCCAAAATCGATGGAATACGCTGTTTGACTACAGACTTGGGCGCGGTATCTCGAAATATGAAACCAATCCCAAATGCGCATGTTCGTAATATGTTAAATGATCTTCCGGTTGGTTTGGATGGAGAATTAATAGTTGATAACAATTTTCATCAAACTTCTTCCGGGATCATGAGCAGGGATGGTGAACCAAAATTCACTTACAAAGTATTTGATTATATCATCGACGGTGATACAACAATGCCATATAACGAGCGTATGACCCATCTCTTTGAGTTTGCTATGGAAGTTGAACCAGATCCACATTTAAGTGGGTTCATTCAATGTCTTCTCCCAATCGAAATACAGACACAGAGTGAATTGTTTGATTATGAAGGAGTGTGTCATGAACTCGGTTACGAGGGCTGTATGATTCGCAAAGTAGATTCTCCATATAAATCAGGAAGATCTAGTGTTAAGGAAGGATATTTGTTAAAAATAAAGAGGTTCGAAGATGCAGAAGCAGAAATCATTGGGTTCGAAGAGTTACAACGTAATCAAAATGCGGCGAAGCGTGACGTGTTCGGCCACATTGACCGGTCAACTTGCAAGGACGGAATGGTTGCAGGACAAACAATGGGCGCGATTAGGGTGCGCGATTTAAAAACCGGAGTAGAATTTTCCATCGGATCAGGATTTACTGCATCAGATCGTGAAGTGATATGGAGTCATCAGGATTTCTACATCGGTAAAGTAATTTCGTACAAATTTCAGCCATGTGGAACGAAAGATGCACCAAGATTCCCTGTATTCAAAGGATTCCGACATCCCAATGACATATCGTAGAATTTATTCTCACATGCGAGGATTGCATGTAGAAAAACATCATTCTCGTGTTTTTCGTGGTATATACAAGTGGATATTATTATCACGAAGGGTTGCACCAAAACTTGGATGTAAGTATGATGATATCGGAGAGCGTGGTCCCGGACGTAACATTAGAAAATTGCGTCCGTGGTGGATGCAATAATCTATAACTTTATTAACTTTTAAGACGAAGTGTTAGTATGGAATCAGAAGAAAATATAGAATCTAAAATAGTAGAATTACGAGAATTGCTTCGTGTTTCCGGAACCACACCATGTACAGCACGTAAAATCGAAGGTCAAATAGAAATTCTCGAATGGGTAATTGTAGGTTTATAAATGACAAATCCAGATATTGTTGAAATTGTTGCCATTGTTGATAGTTCCGGATCTATGCAAAGTATCAAGGGTGCAGCTATTGCGGGATTCAATGCATTACTTTATGATCAACAGACATTAATGAATGCAGCAGATGCTATCTTTACATTAGTATTCTTCAATTCTGTGCATTATATGGTCTATGATGCAGTTGATATTGGGGAAGTGAAACCGCTAACCCCAAACACTTACGAATGCGATGGTAATACTGCCATGTATGATGCAATCGGAGACACTATAACCCGCGTTCATAATAAATTCAAAGACATGCCAGAGGACGAAATACCCGGTACAATTTTATTTGTAATTATTACCGATGGTGGTGAAAATGATTCTCACAATTACAAGGGAAGTTTACTAAAAGAAATGATAACGCGACTCAAAAGAGAAGATAACTGGATGTTCAGTTATCTTTCATCTACTAACAATCCCTATGATGAAGCAGAACAAATAGGTATTCCTAATGAAGATGTTCTAAAGCTAAGAACTGGAGCACAGGGTATGCAGGAAGGTTACGTAAAAATCAGTACTGCATACTCAAATTACCGGACTGGAAAATCCAAGAAAGTAAACCTTTAAAATTATTAGACAACCTTTAAATTTTTGTAAATCTAATTAAATTTACCCGTATAGTGTATCGGATTAATCATTAGGGATCGCGAATCCCTAGAGCGGGGTTCAACTCCCCGTACGGGTGTCTTTTATGATTAGGAAATTGTATTTTCTTTTATTTGGTAGGAATCGGCATCGATGGGCGAAATACTATTACAGATATAAAGACCCAATTCGGAATGGATGGGAGTTGTGTGAATTATGAATGTTAAACGGCGCGCGTGCTGGCATCTTATTGGTTATTGGTGTGCTCGTTGCAATCGAAAAATCGGGTGCAAGTATTTTAGTGGAACACATCCAAGTCCTAATAAATTCCACACTTGGTAAATAATAAATAATAAATGATAAACAAATACATTTATCTATTTTTAAGCCGAAGTATAATGTGATAAATATGGTTGATATTGTAGCAGGATGTAAACGAGGATATAATTGGTTCAAGGGAATTCTCAAAGCAGTTTGGGAGTTGTTAAAAAAATTATTTCCCAGACCACGCAAGAGCAGTGGCAAAAATAGTGGAAAAAATAGTGGAAAAAGTCAGAAAAAGCAAAATTGTGGAGATCAACAAGATGATTCGGGACAAAACGACTCAGGAGAGGATGGAGATGGCAATCAGGAATGTGACGGAAGCCAGAGCGGAGGCAATAATGGTGACGAGAGCAATGGATCTTGTGACAGTGCTAATAAAGATGCAACAGAGGAATCTGAGAATAATGCCGATGTATCCGGCACTTCAACCGAGCGCAGCGATCAAATCAGATCTGCGCAAGATACTGCGCGAGATAAGTTTCACAGACGAGTAGAAGAGGCTGAAGAACGAGGAGAATTCGATACCGTAGATACTGAAGAATATGGTGCCATTGAAGATCCCAATTCCAATGAAGAAGCATTTGAAGAGTCTGAAGAATTAATTGAAGAATCTGATGAATTAGGTAAATCAGGTGAATCAGGAAGTGGTGGCAGCGATGAATTCTATGAACCAACCATAACCGGTAAAAAACTGAGTATGGTGGAAGCAGCATTAGCAGAAGCATTTACTAATGAGGAAACATCTGATGAGGAAACCGTAATTACAAACGGGACAAGCAGCGGAAGTGAAGTTGAATTGATTGACACTTCTGAATTACAGAATGCGCGCAGACTCACCGTTATTCCCAATCAAAGACGAGAAACTCGTGCTGTCTACGATTAAAATTGATAACCATGGCACAAATTAAAACTTACCCAACTTTAATGGCAGTTATTTCTGCTAATCATTATCAAATATGTAAATGGTATAGATTTCTTCGTTCTCCCGAAACCCAAGAAGAAGTAGATATTAACAATGAAATTTGCGAAAGACTTAAAAATTTTGGTGGTTTTACTCCGGAGATATCTAAATCGATTGGATGGGAATAAATACAACAAAATAACGAAAATTTTTAATATTAGGATATCAAACATTATTACGTAACATCTGCTTCATTGGGCCAAAAGGTAAGCTTGCTGGTTTGGGACCAGTAGAAGACGGAGCGTTACCGTCATGAAGCATCCCCACTTCCGAGGTTCTATTGCAGAACGACATGTGGTTTATCGGGTGAAACGGATCGGCCCGGTACGCTGGATAGCAAGTGTGACACGCAGGTTACCTTCGCCGTAGGAGTGCTATCAGAAGGTGTATACCGTAGCAGTGGCATCGTAAGCCCAAAGACTTGCTGCATAGGTCGAAGAGTCAGGCCCTTGACGATATACAAAAGTAAATCAACAGAAACTGCCAGCATCCGAGTGTTATTTGAATTTGGGTTCAATTTAACACTTTTTATTGGTGAAATTATGAGTGATGAATACGAAGAAGATAAATCAAAAGTCAAGAATGAAATGACTGGTAGAATTGAAGATCGTGCTACTGGTAGTGACTATGCTGATGGTGGCGCGATGTACAGTAAAGTCTATAAGAAGAAAGATTAACTTCTTCATTTTGGAACTGTAGCAAAATTGGGAAGTGCGTACGTTTGAAGGGCGTAATATTATGAGTTCGAATCTCATCAGTTCCGTCACTGAAAGGTTGGGTTGATAAGGGTTACTTCGGTATTTATGGTTCGAATCCATGACTCTCTGATCAGGGAGTATAAAAGACAAAACACCTGAGTCGAAAGATCTCCTTTCGGTTTAAGTTTTTAAAAAAGTTTTAATTGATAATGAACATTCCACCATCGTCATCTTCGTTCATTAAATTCATTAAATTCAGAATTATTTCTTCATATTCTAAATTATTAGAATAACATCCCAAAAAGTACGATAAGTACATCTTTTGCTGTATAGTTAAATCCTCGATGTATGCTATTTGTGACATTAACTCTAATGGATCAACAACATCAACCGTATGGTATCTTTTACACAAAAATTTACCTAACATTACCATTAACTTATTAAAATATACTTCATCTATATCGTAAGGCGTCCCTTTAATTGTAAAAATCTTCGGGGGCTTCTCTTTCTCCATCACTTTGATCACCGTCCTCATTCAATTTTTTATAATGTTTGACCACCGTATCCATATTCCATCGTTTACTTTCTTTATCAATCAACGTGCATTTAACTGAGTCATCTCCAACAGTTTGCCACTCAGTACATTTCCATGACATGAAACAAATTAATTGAAAATCATTCATTAATTCCGGAATAAAACCACATAACTCGCTATTTAATATATACGGGGAATCCAATAACTTTGAAGTTTCTATTACCTGTCCATAACTTTGCCAGTAAGGGCAACGCATCTCATTTATGCAGCCGTTAACGCATCTAATCGATTTCGAATGCCCTACGCTATATGGACACACAACATTCATAAACTGCATTGTTTCTTTATCATATATAACATATATAATATTATAAGCTTGAAACATTGCATTTATAAATTCATAACAGAAAGAATTATATGGTAAAGTAACAAATGTTTAACTATGGTCAATTCAAAGTTGATTGAAATGGTTTGTATCATTGACAAATCAGGATCGATGAGTCCATTTAAAGGAGATTCTATTGGAAGTTTTAATACGTTTCTTAACGAGCAAAAGAATCTTAAATCTGATATAAACGCACTGTTTACAATGGTGCAATTTAATACTGGTTATGATATTGTTCATAATGGTATACCAATCCAAAATGTTCCAGAATTAAATGATGCAACATATTGCTGCGTTGGTTGTACCGCGTTATATGATGCTGTTGGAAAGGCGATTGATACTATTGGAAACCGATTATCAAACACACACGAAGATCAGCGTCCTTCAAAAGTTATTGTTACTATTTTAACTGATGGTGAAGAGAACTCATCAATGGAATATAATAGTGAAAAGATTAAAAAGATGATTAAAACCCAAACCGAAGACTTTCAATGGGAATTCATTTATTTATCCGCAAGTCCAAATGCATTCAGGGATTCTGCTGCAATGGGGATAAGTGCCCAGCAAACACAAACCGTAAATCTTAGTTCCACAAGAGGAATAAAAGACAGTTACGCAACAATTAGTTCTTGCTATTCATCATATCGAAATTAGAATAGATTTATATATTAATATAGTTAAGTTATAACTGGAGCACGTAGTGTGCCCAAAGTAATGATAATCAGCGAGTCAGACCTTTTGAGGCTGATGACCTGCTCAACTTTGAGAATGTGGCTGAGCTTGGCAGAAAGCACCAGACTTAAGATCTGGCACCAAAGGGTAAACGCACCGGTTCAAGTCCGGTCATTCTCATCAATAATGACCATTTTGTTGACGCCAACAAATTGATCTAAAATCCATTAGTTTTAAAAACTGGACGTGTAGCACAACTGGATAGTGCATTCTCCTGATACGGGAAAGATTTGGGGTTCAAATCCTCTCGCGTCCATTTGGGTGCGTAGCATAATAGATAGTGCATCACCCTTCGAAGGTGAGTGGTAAGGGTGCAACTCCCTTCGTGCCCGTTTTATGTCCAGAACCAAGCGAATCTATAATAAAATACGACGCAGGATGTATCACGGATATTACTTATTTTATCATCCTTATATAGAATGGTGTTGTGGCAATTGCAGTTCTTGTCGTAAACATAAAATAAAGGAAAATAAAAAACGCAAAACAAATAAACTTCGCGAATTTCATAAATTATTAATCGATGAAAATGTCCCGTACAGTAAGAACCTATAACAAACCTTCATTTTACAAAAGAAATAGAATGTTTGGATATCATCCATATCGTCAATATAACATTTCAAAATTTTGGTTGTCTGATTATGGTGTAACTAAGCGCGGTGAGAGTAAATCCCGACGATTACGATATCTTCACCAAATGTTAACTGACATCAATAATCTATAAATATTTTTGCAACTCATATTATTTATGAAACTTATCCAGATACCGGTAATTGTATTCTTAATAGCAGCAAGTATGCAGCTTGGAATCATTGTAACAGGACATTCATTAGATCAACTTGGATCTGGCTTGTGGGTTGGTTTAGCAATGCTATGGGCAATAAATTGCCTAATAATTACCAGACAACTATTATATAATTACTAAAAACCCTAAATAATTACCATATAATCACTATCAAATAAGTAAATATTTAAGTATAAACAAACAATATTGTAGTAGCGAACTGGAAGCGTCGTATAACGGTTTATTATCCTGCCCTGTCACGGCAGGGATTCGGGTTCGACTCCCGGCGTTTCCGTCTGTCTATAGGGATCGCGATTAAAACAACAGTTCACCTATAGACAATTAAATTGCCGTCATATTCAAGTGGTATGGAACTGGTCCTGAAAACCAGCGCTCTGAAACAGTGGGTCGAAGGTTCAAATCCTTCTGGCGGCGCTTTCTGACATGGTAGGCAAGTAGGTATGCCGCCGATCTGCTAAGTCGGTGCTCTGAAATATGGGTCAGGAGTTCAAATCTCCTTCATGTCGTACACCATTCCGTGGATGGTGAAAAAACTAAAACGAGGTGTTTGAAACCCTCAACTCAACCCGAAGGAAAACAGGTGATTAACGGTGTTAATCAAAACCAAAACTTAAGGATACCACGGATATCCAATAATTGGATGAGTAGCAATTGTGGTAAAAGCGAATGGCTGTTAACCATTTAATGAGGGTTCGACTCCTTCCTCTTCCGCTCACTCAGTTTGGTATATCGGCTGTTGCCCTTGGCTGTAGACCAAGAGAACCCGGTTCAACTCCGGGAACTGAGATCTCGTAAGTTTGCGTTGGTAGTTCAATGGTAGAATGTCTGCCCTCCAAGCAGAATGTTGGGAGTTCGATCCTCCCTCAGCGCACTCTCATTTCAATGAACTGCTGAAGGTCGATGCATCCAGTAGAGAAATGAGGAAATCAAGAAGCGAGATAGGCTAGCTAGGATCAGGCCGCCGGACCCATGATCCGGTATTCTCCAGTTCGAATCTGGATCTCGCTATCTCTCCAAAATGAAGAACTGCTATGGGGAAAATGGCAATCCTGTAAGTCTTTGGAACTTACGTTCTCGGTTCGAATCCGAGTAGCAGAATACACGGAAAGTATAAATTGCATAAAAATAAATAATTTAGAAAGGATACTGGTTTATCGGTAATAATACAAGGTTCTGACCCTTGTGAGCGTGGTTCGACTCCACGGTATCCTATAAAAGTTATATTCTCATTAAAAACTGATCCATTGGATGACCTGTTTCTAACCCTTCATATGTATATCCAACATGTATTGGGAATATTGGACTTGTTCTAGAATCCTCACCACCAATTATAAAGTTTTTCCACAAGAATTCATTTGATGAATTTAACATGAAAAACGATCTCATATTTTCTGCCACCCAATGAATATAAATTTCAGCACCAATCGATTCATTAGAACGATCTCCTTTCCAATCAGATCTGCTCTTAATAAAATCCCCGATTACTTTTGATTTTTCAACATTTGCAACACCATACGGTTCTTTAAAATAAACTAACATTTGACCATTTTTATCTGTAGTTGTCTGAAAGTCAATGCGCTCAATTACATCACTAATACTTGGATCAATATCGTCACCTTCATATCTCACAACTTCTTTTTTTGTGTATGTATCAATTAATTTTATCATAATAATCACCTTACTAAACGATTATTTAAATACTTTGAATTTTTTAAGATATTCGACAATCATCTTGTTATATTGGTTTTCTTTTGGAATAGTAAACGACTGAAAACTGTCTGCGCCCGCATCCTTGTACGTTATTTTAATTTTCCCATCATCAAATCCCACAAAAGTTACCGTGTATTTTTCCTCTACCATGTAATAATATACAACAATACCCGTTAATAATACTAGAGCCAATAGCAAATAAACTGAAAAAACCGAATAAACCGTGAAATAACCAAAAGGTTAATATATAACATTGAACAATTTATACTAATAATCCCGGATCATTGAGGTAATGGGAATCCGACAGTCCTCCAGAGTCTGTAATGTAGGTTCGATTCCTACATGGTCCATTTGGGCAAGTAGTTCCAATTAGATAGAACGCTGGATTTGCAATTCAGAGGCTCCGGGGGCAGATCCCGGCTTGTCCATAAACATCATACAACATCAAAAATTTAATATACTCTTAAGCCGAAGTATATGTATGATAATGAACTTTGATAATCCTCAGTGGGATGACTTCCTAGACCGGTTATATGGTCCTGAAGGTTGCAACTTCCAGTATGATGCAGATGGCAAACCTACATGGGTTTGCAAAGCTGGCAATGATAAAACATATGCGACACTTATCCTGCAAGATATGGGATTATCCAAAGAAGAAATTATCAAATCATGTGAGTTTTTCGATGAAAACGGAGGACATTGCGATTGCGAAATAATCTGGAATGTTGCAAGACATAATCCAAATTGTTTCGATAATGAAACCTCTAACGAATAAATTTAAATGAATAAACTGGAATCATAATGTAGTGGATTGCATAGTTGGCCCTTAACCAACTTGTGAGGGTTCGAGTCCCTCTGGTTCCGTCAGGGTTTGTGATGTAACGGCTTTGCATGTCAGACTTTTAATCTGATTGTCAGGGTTCGACCCCCTGCAGACCCGCTTTCAATGTGCAGAGGATTAAGCTAGTGGTAAACTGGAGCGCTTACATCGCTCATTCGTGGGTTCAATTCCCTCATCCTCTATAAAGTTATGTTAAAATTAAAACGATTTCATAAAGCAACTAAAGATTCTTGGGGAACTAAACCACTTGAATCATTCTCATTAGTTACACTCGATATAAAATTAACGTCCGAAGAATTTGAACTTTTATCATATGGAAGTATTCCAGAATCAATGGATAATCATTGGTTTGGATATATGGAAAACAACCAATATTATTTGTTTAGATCATGGACTGGTACTGCGACTCATATAATTGAATTCAATGTGCAATCTAATGGATCTGTTCGTGCAGTAATAGCAATGGTTGTATCATGGTGGAGAAATTTTGATTCAGAACCACCACATATATTTATAGAAGATCATATAAAATCAGTAATTAATAGAAATAAATATTATAAATTCGGAGCATATGAAAATTATCTTATAAAAGAATTTGGCAAAGATAAAGTAAAAATAATTAAATAATTAAATATTTTATATAAACTTTTTTATGTATATAAATCTAATATATATACATGGTTCAGATAATAACTACTGGTCGGGGATGTCACACTCCAATAAATTCAGAAATTCAATTTCGATGTTCTATGTGCAGACCGTGGCAAGCAACACTTGATAATAGAATAATGGATAATGCCAGAGCGTGTGCATTAAGTAGAATTGCAAAAGGAATAGTTTATCAATATCATGAACCCATTTATGAAAGAGATCCTATAACCAAAAAACTATCAATTGTAGATTATAAATTGGTAGAAAAATATAATAATAAAAGTTAACTTTAATCACATTCTTATTCTGGTAAATATCAATTCATTAGTATGGCACTTAAGCGCAATGTTCAGGAAGCTCTCGATGTTGCATATCAGAGAGCATCAGAAATGATTGAAGAGCAAAATAATCTTAATAACTTAGATAATATAGAAATTCGTATTTATGAAGATACAACACGCATATTTTTCACATCACTGGAAGAAAATTTCATCGGATCTGGAGTTAAGTCAAGTGAAAAAACTGTAGAAATGACTTATGCTACAAGAGAAGACAGGGAAAACTTCTAAATTCTATTTTTAAAAATTTTAAGCACTCATCTTACGAATCATTGTGCTGGATAAAGGATGGTGAAAGATGATAGGTGAACAACCTTTGCACATTAACTGTGCAATACAATATTAGTCAACTAAGTATTTATAGTTAACCTTTTGTTCCGCGCATTTATAAAAGTATTCATTTATTGTATATGTATATTTATATCCATTAATATTTTATAAAACACTTTATATAATATTAATATATAATGTAAAGAGATGGAAACAGTTGACGATCTAATAAAATACTTCGAGGAAGAAGCCATCAAGAAAGCAGATAAAGGCTTTCTTTCCGAAAGAATACGCAGATTCGTCAGGGAATACTATTCTGAATATCATGAATCTCCCGTTGTTGTATATGCTCTTTTCAATACCTATAAACGAAAATATGGCGAGGAAGTCAAAGATTCGTACTTTCGCGGCGTGATTGAGAAAGCGTGGATTACATACGTTGATGAAAATGGTGTTCAGTGGGTTAACCTTGACAAGCAGAAAAAATTGAGATTACGAAAACGGAAGGTGTAAAATGCCAGAAGTTAAAAAATACAGGAAAAAGCCAGTTGTTATTGAAGCATATCAAACCGATATTGCAATTTTAATAAATACTCTCGAAGGAACAATGATCGCAAATCCCGGTGATTGGATTATAACCGGTATCAAGGGCGAAAAATATCCCTGTAAATCCGACATCTTCGATGCAACGTATGAAGAAGTTTAATTCACGGTGATATAATATGGAAAAATCATTCTCTTCTGATATGTACAAATCCAAAAAAAATCACGATATTGTTCTTGCTCAAAAATTTGACGAGTTTTATGAACAAAAGTGGTTCGATCATGGTATGTATACTCCATCAGATTTTATAGGTGAATTTGGTATTAACCGACATCTTGCGCGTTACTATTTGATGATCATGGTATATGAAAAAAAGCTCTTCCGCGTGAAGTATTCCAATAAAACATTCTATGGAAAGAGAAAACCCGAATTCGTTGATAAATTTAAGGAATTTGTCTGGATGGGCGTTGAAGTAACCGTATAATGTTAAGCCGAAATAATTAACAAATGAAACATTTATAATCAGGCACATACATAGTTGTAATTCACAAAAACACAAACAAAAACTTTAATCAACAAATTTGATTCCTGTGACGGTGGTGATGATAGGTTGTCTCTGATAGTAGATGCTATCGAAATTGAGCAATGGATTAAGAAAGGATTAGAAAAAACTCTTCATACTGAAGGGTTTCCAAGTATCACACCTGAGGATCACGATGAGTCTCTTAAACAAAAAGTTAAACAAAATGTTAACTCTAGTGAATTAACTATGACGAGCTACAACTACAAAGAAATTGCGGAAAAGTATAAATCAGATGCTGAAACCGTAAAAGAAGCAATCGCTGCACTCGAAAAAGAAATCCGATCTCTCTCACCAAAGGAATCTGATGAAGTTTATCAGTTCCTTGTAATGCAGGGTATTGGAAACAAACTCATGAAATCTTCACCTTTGGATTTTGCAAAAGAAAATGCAGAAGAATTCAACGGTGTTATTCTCGCCGTTTCCAAAGTTCGTGATCTCAACGACTACCCAAAAAGACAGGCTTGGAAGCTTCTTCGCGAGAACCAACAGCTTGCACTCTCAAGTGGCAAGATTCGCCTCGAAAAAGATGATAATGGCGTCGAACGGAAGATCCCAATTGATATGGAACCAACACTCCGTGACGGAAGTGCAAATCCCAATTATAAACAGCCCATTCCATACAAGCGTGCCCGTGAACTCTTCATGATCCTGAACGACACTGGAGAACTCGCGCTTGTTCGTATGGATATCGACAACGTAAACATTGGTCAAAAATCCACAATTTACGGCAAAAAGTCAGCTGTAAAAGACAAACCATACAAATCAGTTATTCGCGGATGGCATGGTGCTTATGAAGAGAGTGGCGCATATAACACTGCATGGCAGCTTGCAGAAAAACTCTACGATTCATTCTACACAGAGACAAAATTCAAGGATGAAAATGGAAACTACTCGACAGTAGTTCATCAGAAAATCACCGCTGCAGATGTTGCAAACCTTCCATCATATGGATATTACGTAACTCGTGGTTATGTTGATGGCATTTCCCAGAACAATGATGGTACGAAGACATATCTTACCGTGTCAGACGATGATGGTAACAAGGTTCGGTCATCAACCGGTTATGAATCTATCATGGCTGACATTGATAACCTTGCAAATGGCGACGAAGTAATCATCGTGATCGAGCGAAATTCCTTCAAGAATAACGAAGGTCAGTATGTTCCCTACAATGTCCTTATGGGAGTTACTAAGAACAACGCAGGAAATACATTCTCCGATGCATTGAAGAGACTCAATTCATTGAGAGGTAACAAATAATTTTTTCGGTGATGATCATGTCAGAAACAATCAATGAATCAGTTCCTGAAGTATTTACACCTGTAGAAAGTGTACCAATTGAAAATGTTGTACCACGAGAAGATCCGGTTGTTGTTCCATCAATGACTAAGGAGCAGATTGAGCAGATGCATCAAATCAAGGAAGGATTAACAATTGTTATCCTTGTATCTTCATTTGCATTAATCATCACTAAGGTTGCGGGTGTTTGGTAATGGTAGATAACCAGAAATTCTGTATTACCTGTGCTCATTACGTCAGAAAATCTCCATTAGGAAAGTCAAGCTCTGGAGATTGCACACTCGATCCAGCATGGGCAATGGTAAAACTTCCGGTAACACACTGGTGCAGTCATTGGATATCTGGCATTCAGCGTTTCTCCAATGAAATTTACAAATCTCCAGATGCAACTGATATACCAGCAGTTATAGTTAAACCGGATACCACAATCCAAACCGAGCTCAACACAATAATTGATACAGCAAGCAGCAAAAAATCACCAAAGGTGCGGTAATGAGTGGCGGTTGGAAGGAAGAAGCAGAAGGTTTGGAAAAGAAAAAGAAACCCTCTATTTCTAAAACAGATATAATGAATAAGTTTAAACCAGCTACTGAAATTACATCAGTATCATCACTTAAACTTGCATTATATGGATTACCAAAAACTGGTAAAACTCATCTTGCCATTACTGCACGCAAACCTGTGTACATCATTGATACTGAAAAATCAAGCAATCTTCTATTACAGATGTTATCAGAAGAAGATCGCAAAGACATTCATGTCCTTGATGTTATGGAATATACAGACAAGCGTGATGGAAAGAGTAACCTGAACCTCACAATGTCTCTTGAACTAATCGAAGATGCAATAGAAGCGCTTCACGACATTGCATTAGTATCACCAGTTAAGGGAACCATTGTATTAGATAGTGCATCCGATCTATGGGATTTTCTGAAATCATGGCTTAATGAAGATGTTGACGATAAAAAAGTCACCAAAGACGGGCGCATGATGCAGGTAGAATGGTCAAAACCAAATGCTCGCTATACCGAGACAATGAGATTACTTATCAAAGCCGGTTGGAATGTCATCTTAACATTCAGAGCAGAAGAAGTCTTTGGATCAAAGGGAGAGCGCCTTGGAGTTTATAAACCAAAGGGTCAGAAAGATACACTCTTCTGGGTAGATCAAATCGTGGAAATGCAACAAATCGGCAATAATCACATATTAAGATTCCATGGTGGAAGATTTGGAGATCTCCAAGGATCAGAACTCACAAATCCTGCGTGGAAAGATTTAATCGACTTTTTATCATTGAAATCCGGTGTGAAGTTCGCAGAGAACTAACACCATTCTTATTTTTAGGCAACATAATGGATAAAATAAATGAATTAAATGATGAAATACTATATAAAGTAGAAATAGATTGGGATTCTTGTGGCGATTACACCTCAAAGAGTCGGATTTCCACGTACACCTTTTGCCCGCTCCAATATAAAAAAAAATATGTTGATGGTATAAGAGATACTAGCTTCAATTATGCCATGACTGTAGGAAGTCGGTTTCACGAATTCGCTGATAACTTTTTTGATTTTGCACCCATTTATCCGAAAGACAAATGGGAAGATTTTATTCATTCGGACTTCAATGATAATGAGCGTATTTCTTTATCGTGGTTTATTAATCAGGAGAGAGAACGCCTCGAACTGTTTGATGGAGATATGGATCTCTGGATGCCTATAGTTCGTGAATGTAAGATTGTAGATCCATTACATAAACTAAGGGGAATCGTTGATCGGGTGGACAAAATCAATGATTTATACATAATCGTTGAATATAAAACATCAAAGAGTATTTACAAACCAAGCTTGCAGCGCGAATTTGGATTTTATAAGATACTATTACAAGCTGATCCACGATTTAAAGGTAAGAAATTCCTCGGATGTGTAATTAACCCGCGATTAAAACAAATAGAATTTATGAATCCATCACGCGAGTCAACCGTGGAAAAAATGATATTTAACCTACGAGAATCAGTTGCTAATGGCATCTATATTCCAACATGCTCCGGTGCTAAATTTGCCATGTGTGGCCTATGCACTTCCTGTGAGGAAGCTAACTTATATCAAGAGTATAAAAACCTTGGTAATATGCATGGCATATAATTATTAAGCATAAGAAATAATTCATATAGAGGGCACACAAACAGAATGACTAACATATCATTGGGAAAACCCGATACGTTATCTCAACCAGTTGATATAACAAATCGTACTGAAAATTCAGAAAAATCTAAAAAATTTACCATGCTTTTTAATAAAATATCAGGCATCCTAAATTCAAAAGATTTGCAGTACCGGGAAGACCCAATTTTTGTATTGTCCACTATCGATCTACTCACTCAGATTAAGATCAAGGCGGTTAGAGCAGAACTTACCATATATCCAGATAAAGCAGAAAAGTTAGAGGATGAATTATTGGATATAATAGTCTACAGTATGTTAACGCTTGATAAAATCTACACTGAACGTAAAGAGATCCCTGAACTTAAGAGGAACACCGCATGACTGAAGACCCTATTACAATTAATTTTACATTTGATGAGCTTGCCGGACTATATTTCATTGCAAATGCAGGACTTATATCTGTTATCATGAATACTATGACAGAGAAAGTCGAACTCAAAAATCCTGATGAAGATGCAATTCGCTACCGGGAGACTGAAGTTGGTTACCGCGAAAATATTCTGGCATTCAGAGAAAATGAAAATACAGAATCCGTTCTCGTGAAATTAGATAACATTCGCGAGTGTTTAGCTAAAGCATCTGAAGAATCCAAAAATAAACCACAATAAATTTTAACATAAATTTTAACAATACACCAATCCAACTCAATCCAACCAATAATATAACTATTCTTACCACATCATTTGTTAATTAAAAATAATTAACATTCACAACCTTTTTCACCTGATGCATCAAATAGTATCCAATGAACAACCCTTCTTCAAATAACTCAGATAACAAAGAAATAGACAAAAATCAGATTTGGATCTTAGAAGAAGCTTCATATCGTGTAAAACAGGGTCAACCAATCGTGCTTCTTTTCTCTCGTAATTACTGCAACAATAAAGAAACGGTTACTCATGAAATTCATGGATTTAGACCATATTTTTATGCACCAATAAACGAAAAACCTGATTTACCTGCCGGTTGCGAATATTCAGAAGAAATTACAAAAGATGCTCTTGGCCGTGATGTTCGTAAAGTATACACTGATATTCCATCAACAGTACGAAAAGTGCGTGAACAATACAGTTTCACATGCATGGCAGATTATTTATTTGAAAAACGGTGGATGGCAGATAACAAAGTCTTTTACGCTTATCAATGGGTAAATAATCAAGCTATTCCAGTCGAAATAGAAGATGTAGTAAAACCACGCATCCTCTATGTAGACATAGAAGTATTATCGCCACAAGGTATATTTCCCGAACCTATAGAATCAAAATTTCCCGTAGTAAGCATTCAGATGCTCGATAGTTACACTAACGACATAACTGTATTAACTGCTGGAAATCTCTACGTAGATGGAAAAAAATACAATATACCCCAAACTGATGCTGAAGATCACATCGCATGTAAATCAGAAGAAGAACTATTCAAAGTATTCCAAGAATACATAAAAATAACAGATCCGGATCTCATCACAATGTGGAACGGGGATAAGTACGATTTACCATACTTAATTAGGCGGGCCAGCAACCTCAAAATAAGCATCAGTGGATTGGGTAGATTGGGTAGACCAATGGCAATATACGAACCCGGTGATGATAAATTCAATCTTCGTATTCCCGGACGATCCACTCTCGATATGATGTCTGCATTCAAAGTTTTCTATAAAAAGAAAGCGCAGCGCGAAAGTTACGATTTAAAAACAGTTTCGGCAGATTATGGATTCCCATATGCTGATTACGGTTACAAATTGGCAGAAGTTCTCGGTAACAAAGATTATGTAACCTTTCTTCAATACTGCCGTAATGATGTTATAGCACTGAAAAACATCGATGATAAAGTTGGATTATTTAACTTTTATGAAACCCTACGCAAAATCGCCGGTTGTAAACTTGATAACACACTCCACAATTCCGTAATCATCGAATCCCTGTTAGTAAAATATGATATATTACCAATGCCTACTAAAAATCGCAATCTTGCTCCTGTAAGTTTCGAAGGAGCACTCGTTCTAACTCCCCCATGTGGTATATTTGAAAATGTAGGCACCGTTGATCTTGCAGCTCTATACCCAACTGTAATGCGTGCATTTCCGGGAAGATGTTGTCCCGATGCTTACATGAAAGTTGTAGAAGTTCTCGAACTTGTAGTAGATGAACGTGAACGATATCGTGCAATAAATAAAACGGACGAATCAACTGATCTCACAGAACTTATAGAATACATTTACAAAGTTTTAGCAAATAGTTTTTACGGAGCACTTGGTCTTCAATCTTTCAGATTATTCAAAGAATCATGCGCATCATCAGTGTGTGAAATCGGGCGTGATGTTGATCGATTTGTTCATTCAAAATTGCGTTCGTATGGTAAGTCTGTTTTGTATTCTGACACTGATTCGAGTTTCTTTTCTCAATTAGAGACCGTAGAAGAGGGATTGGATATACAAGAAAAGTTGAATAAAGATCTCATTGAATGGGGAGAACAAAAAGGTGCTCGTGTACATTTTTCATTAAAATTCGAAAAACTCTATGATCGTATATTATTCAAAAAAGATACAGATCATAAAAAGAAATATTCTTGGGATGATGATGTTGGTAAAAAGAAAAAATACATTGGTAAACTAAAATGGAAAGAAGGTAAGGATGCAGAATACCTGCGAGATCATGGTGAAGAACTCAATTTTATGGGACTTGAGCTTGTTCGATCAGATAATAGTAAATTTACTAAACAGATCCTTCGCGAATTCTTTAACATTGTATTAATGGATGGTGATATCGATAAAGCATCGCAGTACATACGTGACTCTTACCAAAAAGCAAAAACCGGTCAAGTAGATTACCGTGACATTTCTATCCCCAAAGATGTTCGCAAAGTATCAAAAACCGACAATCCATGGAAACGAGGAATAGAAAACACCAAAAATACATTCAATTACATTATCCCAGACGGAACAAAACCACGTCTTATATTCGTAAAAGATTATCCTTATGAATTCTGCATAGACGATGAAATAGACATTGGAGAATGGAAAGAAAAAATAGATTGGGATACCATGCTTGATAAAACCGTCACTAAAAAACTTAAAACATATGCTGAATCTGCAGGTATATCATGGGATCGATTTGTTCATGGTCAACAAACCATTGATCAATGGTTCAAATAAAAAAGGGGCGTTCACTTCGTTCACTAAACCCATTAAACCCCTAATAAAATAAATATAAATTTTTATATCATACATTAAACAAATCTTGATATACAATAAACATCTATACTTAACGTACCCCACAGTAACAAGACTCGCAAGAACAGGAAACCTATTTCTTCCTGTTTTTTGTTTTGTTCAGACTGATTTGTCGGTGATGCGCAGTTTGGTATAATATTGATGGTAGTCGGGTGTGCGATCTGGGATTTCGGCCAAACTTCTCCCGCGAACAATTAAGTCATCTCTGATTTTGCAAAGCATCTCATATCTAATTTGTATACCAAATTTGAGTCGTATAAATCCGTCATTTTGCTCTTCGAGTTTTTCTAATAAATCTAACTGAGATTGCGATGCTGTATCACGCTGATTGCACCCTGCTTCTTTTGCAGTTTTTCCAAATATAACTACATTTAACATATCCGCTTCTGTAGCATATACCAGCCATTTCATTTCGTCCGGAACATCATATAACAAATGGTCTTTAATCGCGTCAGTCATACCCTTATACTTTAACTTAGTTGCCTCGCGCCGCGCCCACCATTGCGGAACTTTATAATAATCTAAATGTTTTCCAAATGTCTTGATAACATATCTTTGAAAATCTGAAACTTTTTCACCCACGGTTGGATCTTCCATGCGAGATGGTGTTATCTTCATTAAGTACATCGTCATACCATCACGAGTTAAACACTTTAGTTTAACTTTACCACTCTTTGAAGTGGTTGACGTAACGTATACCACTGTAGAAAACTCACTAAATTCATTTTTGCCTCTTGAAAGGATTTTAGATTGGGTATCTTTATTAATTCCAAGTGCTTTTGAGATATCTGCTACCGGGATAACCCATCCCATATCAGCGGTGCATATGAACCGCACTGGTATATTAAAGACTTCTCCTTCAATCATAAGTGGATCACCCGTTCTCAATGAGTGATCTTCTGCTCGTGTTATATCGAACATATATACATGTAGTTTTATTAGAATAAATGTTCACTTATAGTCCATTACTTAAAATTTACAAATGCGAAACTTTTAAATACTTGCGCGTTGACCTATTGTATGTCAAAACAGGTTGGGCAGCAAAGGGATACTTCAATGAAAATGAAACAAAGCCCGATGCGACTTGATCTCCTGTAGACATTAATATTGGGATGGTAGCTTAGCCCGGTAGAGCGCATAAATTTCTCTAATCGCTTGACCTCTAATAAGCAATTATTAGCTGGGTAGATGTGAGTTACTTCGATTTGTAATCGTGAGATCGAGAGTTCGAATCTCTCCCGTCCCGTAAATTAAGTCTACTTTTTTTTGGAGATCTGCCCGCGACCTGCAGTCAGGAGTGCAGCATGTCAACATTTAACAAGAAGGTTTCTACCTCAAAAAAGTTAGAATCGCACCCAAGTGCAACAAAGAACCACGAGGACGCACTTGCATTTAAGATGTCACCAAAGCTCGATCTGTACACTAGAGTAGCAACATGTCTCTATGGTCAGGACAAATTTTACGTAACCGGAAAGCAGGCAGACTCCGAACTTCAGTCAGTTCTGTCAACGGTAATCGCAGAAGATCCAAAGTTTGTTCTTGATCTTGCAAAGTATACCCGCAATAAATTGTACCTCAGGTCGGTTCCACAGGTGTTACTTGCAGAAGTTTTCAATCAGTCACCCGGAACTGTTGGTGCATACAAGTATGTTCCTGAAGTAGTGAAACGTGCAGATGAAATCACCGAGGTGCTCGCTTACCAGTTAAACAGAAATGCTGCAACAGGGACACGTGGTGATGGTCAGAAGAAGATTCCCAAGTCACTACAGAAGGGACTTCGACTCGCAATGCAGAACTTCGGAGAGTATCACTACGCTAAGTACAACAAAGATGGCGAAGTTACCTTCAAGGACGCAATGACACTCGTGCGACCAAAGCCAAAAGATTCTGCACAGGCAGCAATCTTCGAAAAACTCGTAAATGGCGAGTCGCTTCCAATCCCGGATACATGGGAGATGATCACCACAATAAAGGGATCAAACAAAGCAAGTTGGGAAGAGGCCGCAGAAAAGACTCCGTACATGGCTACAATTAGGAATTTAAACAATTTCCTTCGGAATGATATCGGGAACCTCGATGTTGTAATTGATCGTCTTACCAATGAGGCACAGGTTCTCAAATCAAAACAGCTTCCGTTTAGGTTCTACTCTGCATATCGCGAGATCCAGAACAATGCCAAGGATAGCAGAACAAATAAGGTTCTTGATGCAATCGACACTGCTATGGAAATCTCAATAAAAAATGTTCCAAATGCAGGTGGAAAAACCGCTGTGCTTGTGGATCTTTCAGGGTCAATGCAAAGCAAAGTATCTGGAAAATCAACCGTTAGCATGAGAGAAATCGCATCTGTCTTCGGTGCAATATCTTCAAAGGTCTTCGATGACTGCGTATTCTACGGATTCGGTGACACTTCCAAGGTAATTCCGCTTTCGAAGAGAAGTTCAATCATCGATAATGTCGAAAAAATCAACCAGACAAATGTTGGATGTTCAACAAATGCGCATCTACCAGTCCTTGACATGATAAAAAATGGCACCGATGTAGATCGCATAATCCTGTTCAGTGATATGCAGTGCTATAACAGCGGATATAGTGGAACATCCAGCGGATATTCATATGGATACGATGTAACACCAGCATTCTTCGACTACCGCAAGAAAGTAAATCAGAACACAAAACTGTATTCCATCGACCTCACCGGATATGGAACTGTCAAGTGGCCCGAAAACACTCGTGGTATCTACACAATCAGTGGATGGAGCAACAGCATCTTCAACTTCATCGATGCAGTAGAAAAGGGTGAGAAGGATATCCTTTCCCTCATCAATTAACTTTTTTAACATAATCAACTCATATAATTATATGAGTGATACATTTCTCATACCATTTACATTCGATGGTGAACCAATCGATATGGTAATGTTAGATGATTTAACTGTTGGTTTTACTACCCATCATCTTGCAATTGCACTAGATACAGATGAAAAATACATTAAGCAATTATTGCAGCGGAATCACGAATTATTCGATGATTCTACCTTTCGCTGCAAGATGCATCATTTGGGAGCAATGCGAGTAATTACCTGTTTAAAGAAAGATGCGGTCATAACTTTAGTAACACTCCTTGATTATCATAGATATCCGGAAAATAAGAAACAGCGCATAATTTCATTCAGGAAGTGGTCATCGAAAGTTATTGTTGATGTGATAGAAGGTAAGATTAGTGATGATGTTATCACATGGATTGCTGAGCGAAAAATAGCAAAAATGCTTTATCACACTCTCACTGATGCAGTTAAAGAAAAATGTGTTCCAGAAAATGCAAGTGAAAAAGAGAAACGTATGATTTATGGAAAAGAAGCTAATCTCATTAATTTGGTTGTATTTGGTAAGAAAGCAAATGGTGTAAATCAGAGAAATACAGCCACATCTGATCAATTAAGGTGTTTGAATAGGTGTCAGGGTGTATTGCCCGGATTGGTTCTTGCAGACATTCCATACAACAGACGGCTTGAAATTTTGCAGGAAGTTGTCGATAAGATTGTTATTGAATCAATGGATGATCAAAAGCAACTTTCATAAACTTTTATGATTAATATATAAGTGAACAGATCCGATTGTTACGAATTGCATTGAAGTGGATCCACACTTCATCGCCACCTATTTTTTAACTAATCCTCGATAACATTATATAAAGATACAACGCATTTTATACTCATGAGCTCGTTCGACAAGCCAATGGTTACTGATAAAGCCAGAGAAGAAATGCAAAAAAATCAGGAAAACCCAACTCCCGGTTTTTTTAACAAAGTCAGAGCAGCGGGACGCGACATTGTAGTTAAATGTAAAGCACTCTGCGGATACAAAACCGAAGACACAACCGAAGGCGACTGTGGATTCACTACTGGTGATTGTGATGGTAAGTAAGTTTATACTACTTTCGATTATACTACTCTCAATGATCGCACTCCCGGTAATGGCAACTGACTCAACCTCACACATAGAAACCAGTGGAACGGCTGGATCAGTCATTTCTTCGGGTGTAAGTGAAGTTGAGGTATCGGTTGGTGGCACTTATAACAGTATTAGCTCAAGTAGAAAAATGCTTACCCTTGGTAACACAAAATTTACCACAAATCAGAACAGCACCAGCAAATATCACAACACACTCGATTCAAGTGATGAAGTGGAATTTGCCGATTTAGCAATCATAACTGATTCATACGGTATGGAAGATGCCAAGGATTCAACCGGTAAGTACAGTTATTTAGCTGACGATTCAACATCATCCGAGCAGAAAGTAAATGCCGAGTTTATCCAGATGGGATCAAATGGCGGCAGGTATAAGAGCGCCGGAGTTGTGGACGATGCAAACATTACCACAAGCATGAGAGCAGAAGGTAACGCGGGATCAGTAACTGCAAAATACGCCTCGACAACCGCATCAAGTTTGATTGCAGGTAGCACGACTCCCAATTACCAGAAGAATGAGTATGGTTCAGTTACATGGCTCAACAAAAATGACACCGGTTACGATGCAGCATTCGATTGGGTTTGGAAAGATTTCAGCGTCCCATTCGAAATCATTAACAACACCACAAGTGCGAATGTCACTAATGAGAGTGTAAACATCACTCCCGCTTATTAATTTTTATACTGATAAATGAGATGTCATTATATGTCATCTCAAAAACCTTTACATTTTTATAGATGTAAACCACATTTTATTTCATGCGCAATTCACGCAAATTTACAAATAATATGGCTACGACTCTTGAAATGGTGGAAAAAGACAACAAGATCCTCAGAAAAGAAGTGCAGTTATTGCGAGAAGAAATAGATTTATTACGAACAAGAATACCACCCTGTCCTTGCGGATTTATTGAAACAAAATATTGCAATATAATATCAGACGACACGGAGGATTAGATCACATCCCGGCTTAAAAGTTTAGTCTAACAAAGAAAGAAAGAAAGAGAAAGATTATTTTCTCTTCCTGCTTGTTCTTTGTGTTTGGGTGTGTCGTTAAGTAAAAACTTAACAATATAATATTGACTTTTCAACTATAAAAAAGTTATTAATAATATATCAATATTTTATTAAAAAATTATTAGTAATGTCTAGAAGACAAAATTTGTCCATTTTGAATGGTATAGAAGGGATTTCTGTCACCATATCCTTTTTCGAGGACAATTGTATAAGTGTTGTTTCCTTCTTCTTCGTTTCTATCAACTTCACTAATAATGAACGCTGCATCCTCGTCTGATTCTCCAGCAACAAGCCACTGGCGTCCTTCTTCGTTAATTTTTCTCATAATTTACTCCTTAATAAAAATTCCTTTTAGTGCAGCATAGTGTGCCGATGCTTTCTTTCCTACCTTAATTAACTCCTCATCAGTGAGGTTTTTGTCAGCAAATCCTTCTTCAAATGCAGCAAGTCCCTCTAAATAAGGAACTACAACACCTGTTGCTTGATTTAATCTTATACTCTGGATAGCTGCTGTGACAATACCAATGAGAGCAACCACGGTTGGAATAATTACATTGAGATCCATTCCTTCCATAGATCTATCTTATAGTATTTCCCATTTAATATATTATAAGTTTTATACAAAGGTTAATAAAGTAAATTAACAATTATTATATATGAATCCTTTTGTATCAGTTTGTATATCTACTTTTAATCGATGTGATCAATTGGAAATAGCAGTAGAATCAATATTGCGACAAGATTATCCACATTTAGAACTTGTAATATATGATAATGCAAGCAGTGATAATACCCCAGAATATCTTACTAAATTATCTGAAAAATACCCAAATATAAATGCAATATGTAGAAAGGTTCCAAATCGAAATGCAATGCA